ATTTGGACGAAGAGGGATTTCTCGAATATATGGATTGTGATGAAATTAATACGGCGATGATTGCGACATTTCCCGCCGATTTGGATGAAGGAATTAAGGGAACGGCACTTCCTCCTTGTTATACGCATTGCGAGATTCATCCAAGCTTAATGAATGGTATTCTGGGAGCTAATATTCCATTCAGCGACCATAATCAATCGCCGAGAAATTGCTATCAATGCGCTATGGGCAAGCAGGCGCTCGGTATATATGCGAGTAATTTCAACAAACGCATTGATACTATGGGGAATATTTTGAATTACCCGCAAAAATCCTTGGTATATACTAAATTATCAAAATATACTATGGCTCACAAATTGCCCTCGGGAGTTAATGCGATTGTTGCAATTATGACGCATACCGGATTTAATCAAGAAGATAGTATTATGATTAATCAGTCAGCATTAGACCGCGGTTTATTTACGAGCACATATTACAAGGCTCTCAGGGATGTTTGCAATAAGAATCATAGCACGGGAGAGGAAGAGATATTTACGAATCCCAATGATAAAACCGAAAAGAAGCCATATTGTTATGATAAGTTGGACGAGAATGGCTTTGTCCCAAAGAATACTTATGTAACAGGAAATGATATTATTGTAGGTAAGGTAATGCCTAAAAAGTGTAATGGTGAGATTTCATACCAAGACAGCAGTCTTACGATGAAAACGAACGATGACGGATATATTGATATGAATTACAACGGTATCAATAGCGATGGCTACAGGTTTTGCAAAGTGCGAATCCGCAAGAACCGGAAGCCTGAGATTGGCGATAAATGCGCCAGCTGTAGTGCTCAAAAGGGAACTATTGGTATGACATATAAACATCAAGACATGCCTTATACCAAGGATGGAATTGTGCCGGATATTATTATGAATCCGCATGCTATTCCTTCGCGTATGACTATCGCGCAGCTTATGGAATGTATTATGGGAAAAGCTGGGTGTCATATCGGGGCTTTCGGAGATTCTACGCCATACAACGATTGTACCGTCGAGGATATTGCAAAGGTACTTGAGATGTCTGGAATGGAAAGATATGGAAACGAGATCATGTATAATGGAAGGACAGGAGAACAAATAAGGACGGAGATTTTCATCGGCCCCACATATTACCAGAGGCTGAAACATATGGTAACAGACAAAGTTCATTGTCTGACAGAAGACCACGAAGTTCTCACAGATAACGGATGGAAACAAATTGCTGATATTAGTATCAATGATAATGTTGCAATATTGAAGAATGATGCACTTGTATATGAAAAACCTGTAGAAATCTATAAATACCCCGATTACAAGGGATATATGTATAACATCTCAAATAATATGGTAGATTTAGATGTAACCATAGGACACCGAATGTATGCCGCGAATACCGCGAATGCCGCGGGCACAGCATTTAATCTTGTAGAGGCCAGTAAAATACAAGGACAGAAGATGAGATATAAAAAGGATTCTTTATGGAATGAGGTAGATTATCAATTGGATATTTCAAACGGCGGCAGCGGCATCAAGCCTATTAATATGGAGGCTTGGCTGTCATTCTTTGGTAAGTGGATTGCGTATAATGGGATTGATAAGGAACACGCGATGCTTATTAACGAATATGGAAATAACGATAATAATGATATTGTGAATTATATCAATAGCTTAGATGATAAATATAATTTCCCGGCGTGGGTGTGGAAGTTGAGCACAGTTCAATGCAGGTATCTCGTCAAATCTATGGTATCTGTTAAGAACGATGATATCAAAAACAATTTTGAGAATATGTATTGTACATTGCGCGAGAGTTTAGCGGATGATATGATGCGTCTATTGATTCATGCGGGATGGAGCGGGATTAAATCGCGATTTAATAGATATTGGAAGATTACGATTATTAAAAATAAGAACAAACCTATCGTAAATGATCCAAATGATAAATCAAATAAAGAGAATATCTATTATTACCAGGGAGCCGTATATTGTCTAAGTGTATCTACTGAGGTATTTATGGTAAGGCGAAATGGTAAATCAGTATGGACTGGTAATTCGCGCGGTTCAAATGGTCCGATTGTTATGCTTACGCGTCAGCCAAGCGAGGGGCGCGCTCGTTCTGGCGGCCTTCGTTTGGGAGAGATGGAAAGGGATTGCTTTATCGCACACGGAACATCAAACTTCCTTGCCGAAAGAATGCTTCATGTATCCGATAATTATCGCATCTTTATCTGTAAGAAATGCGGGATGCACGCCAATGTAAATACAGATAAAAATATTTATAGCTGCAAATACTGCAAAAATAATACAGATATCGCACAGGTAAGAATGCCCTATGCTTTCAAATTACTAAACCAAGAACTATACACTATGAATATTATGATGAGATACATCTGTAATTAATCCGGGCATAGTGTCCCTCCTACTCCCTCCTACCCCCTCCTACTTCCATACTAAAATATAAATATTCTATGTATTCTATGTATTCTATATTTTTTTAATATATAAACATTTAATATATAATTTTATAAAAGATGGGGGATAATCATAAATTGTATAAAGTATTAGATGTTGGTAGAGATGCAAGCGATGATGAAATAAAGAGCGCTTATAAAAAGAAAGCGATGCAGTATCATCCCGACAAAAACAAGGGTGATCCTGAATGTGCTACAAAGTTTAAGGAAATATCAAATGCCTATAATATTTTAGGAGATAAGGACAAGAGGGAGAAATATAATGCTTGCGGTGATAATAATTATAATGAGGGTTCACAGGATAATATGAGAAGTCACCAAGATATTTTTGAAGCATTTTTTAGAGGACATGAACACGGCTTTGGAGATGGTTTTTTCAGTTTCGGAGCTGGCGGTGGCGGCGGAGGAGGCGGAGGCGGTGGCGGTGCCGGAGGGAGAAGAGGCGGGAACAGGCCACAACAGAAGGCGGATTCTATAGAGAGCGTATTTAATTTAACACTCGAAGATATATATGAGGGATTTAATAAGGATTTAAATATTAAATTGAAGAAATATTGTACGAGCTGTAATGAGGAATGCCCGGATTGCGACGGAAAGGGATTTATACATCGTATCCAAAATATGGGTATAATGCAGACTATATTTCAATCGCAGTGTAATAAATGCAGCGGCGAAGGTATAGTTATAAAAGGCAAGGCGAGTTGCAAATTGTGTAGCGGTAAAGGATTTTACAATAAGGATATCAAGGCTACTTTAATTATACCGAAAGGTGTTAATGAAGCTTATAGGACGGCTTTTCCAGAATTGGGAGAACAACCTAAGACAGATAATGTTAAACCGGGAGATTTAATAATTAGCATAAAAATAGAAGAACACAAGCATTTCAAGAGGAACGGAAATGACCTTCATTATAAGACAGACATATCTTTTATAAACTCTATAATCGGCGAAGTAATAACCATACCATATTTTAAGGATACTATTGAGATAAACACAAAAATACTCGGTGTTATTTCAAATGGCAAAAAATATCTATTGGAAGGCAAGGGATTGCCTATATTAAATACTAATAACAAAGGCAATATGTTCATAGAATTTAATATTAATTACCCGAAAATTAAAAATCCCGAAAAGCTCGACGAATTGAAGAAGCTACTCGAAGAAGTATTCGTGTAATTTTACAATTTTACTATATTACTATATTACTGTGCTATTTTTTTTGTTATCTATTGAATATAAGATATTATATATAGCAGACAGATTTACAGATGTTTTATCAAAGCCGGCGTTTTTAACGAACTTTAGAAGTTCATATGCTTGTTTGTCATTTCCCACGATCTTATTATCATATCTCGTAATAACAAATATATACTCTTTAGGGTCTGTTATTACATTTTTGTTAACATAGAAGGTTTTTCCTAATGTATCTCTTGATGCGCTACCGCCGTTTTTATTTTTACCATTATCAGAATCTATGTCAGTATATTTTAGATATTCGTAATTATCTGTAGCCAAATTATAATATACAAATCCCGGCGAAGAATTGTCATCGTTTTCTACTTTATCCTGGCTAATTATAATATCGCTCACAGTTCTATTTTCTCCAAAAACGACATTTGTAGTTTTAGCAATAAAATCATATTGTAGACAGAAGCTGAAGTTAGACAATGATTTATCAACTGTGTTTTTGTTTATTAGATATACATTGTATCTGAACGGATATTCCAAGTTGTCATTGATTTCTATTGCTTGCTCTATTTCCTTGCATCTCTTTATATTACTTGCTTCTCTATAAATAACATCGTAATACATTACTACCAAAATAAATATTACGAGGGCTATAAATATTAAAATGAGGAAATGCTGATACAAAGACACATTGTAAGTATTGTTAGAGACCTTTGATAAACTGTATAATATGTAATAAGAATACGCCTCAAAGCCCGATAGATATATATTTATTATATTCAATATCTCGCTAAAACTGCTTTTTTCTTGATTTTCTTGAATATCCATTTAATCTACAATAATATAATAAAATTGTATTTGTAATAGTTTTGTATTTTCTTGTATTCTCTTTAGATGAATAACTTTTCGCGATTATTTTTAGCATAGAATATATCGTTTATTATATTGGTATTGTATTTTTCGTTTTTAGAATATATCTTGGTGAATTTTATCAAATCTCTACCGGTCTCATCATAAGGCAGTTTATTATTATTATCATCAACGAGTATATATTTAAATCTTTCTTCTCCCAACATATTAGCATCTATATTCTCTATTTTTTCACTCTTCATTGTTTTTAAATTAAGATAATAAAATACGAGCTTTTTTTGAGCCTCTATTATAGGGTCGTTCAAAGCTTTAATATAATTATATTCATCTTGCGCTCGTTGGTTTTTAGTTCTTACCTCTACTAATTCCTTATTTTTTAATTTAATATTTGATGTATAACTTGAATCCTCTTTATTTAAATCTAATTTTTTAATTTCTTCAACAAGCTTATTCTCTTCGAATTCTAAGTTTTTAATTTCCCTCTTTTTATTATTTAACTCAATATTATAGTCGGGTTTTTTGAAAGATTCTGAGCCATCTGAGTAATCTCCGTCGTCTGTTCCATAATCAACTATGGTTTTTTTCTTCATAAAATCGTATGTTATTTTTAATATATATTTGGATGTTGT